TGCCGGCAATCATACTGTCTACGAATTCGCCGAACCTTACCGGGTCCATGAAGGTTTTCGTACCGTATGCCGTGTCCGGATATAACCGGGAAAAGAAGTCATACAGACAGCGGCGTGCCGAATACAGGTTGTTGTCCGTCGGAAGGGTACGGTCGCCGGTCCTGATTATATCGGGAAGGGACGATGCGACATCACGGATATAGTTCTGCACCCCGGTTATGCCGTCCCGTATCTGTTCGAGCGTTCCGGAACTCAGGGCGTCGCTTATCTCCAGGTCCATCTTCGAGGGCAGGTTCACATTCCGGGTAATCTTCGTGATACGGCTGTCACGGTAGCCGGTATCCGGAAAATACTTCCGGCTCTCCAGCCTTACACGCCGTCCGATGAACAGGTCCGCACCGTGCTCCTCAACCCATACATGGTCAGTCGGGGCCTTGTAGACGCCGATGTCCTGCCAGTGTTCCCGGTTGTACTTGTCTACGGCATCGCTGAACTCCTTTTCGGCCGACGGGTAATACTCGTCGGGCATGCGGATATTCCAGATTATATAACGGTCGCCCACCTTCGGGACAAGCGTGTCACCCGGAAGCTGCATGCCGTCATCATAAGGCCAGATGGTCACAATCTCGAACTCACGGGTGTCGCTGTCGAAATTGACATCGAAATAGTGTCCGTCATCCTTGCCGAGCCCTGCAAGCTCACCGTCCTGGAACGATACGCGCTTGACCGCTCCGGGAAGTTCATAACTGTTCGGGTCGAAATCCAGGGAAGCGTCACTGAAATAATATACCGTGTAGGGTTCACCGTCCTTGTCCTTCACCTCCTTGCTGCGCACGCCGCTTACCGTACCCACACGCCTGGGATAGATACCGCTGAAGGCATCGCGTTCGTAGCGGTCGAATATGCCGTACTCGTCAACGCCCACCTCGACAAACTTCTTCCCGCCCGGAAGCATCAGGCGGCTGCTGCCGTACTTTTCCGGGTCGATGTTGCGCGAGGAGCCTATCGGGAACAGGCGGGTGTAGAACCCGGCCGTGCTGCCCGTGACGCGTTCCAGGGAAACCAACCCACCGCCGTAACCCAGCGTGATGCTTTCCCCGTGCTCGCAGCGGCAGACATTCACCGTCTGTCCCTCGACCCACCATTCGGCCTTGCCGCCCACTTTTTCGGCAATCGCCTTCAGGGCCTCATTGCAGTACATCCCCTCGTAATCTATGACGATGAGTTCCGTTCCGTCAACCTGCCCGACCTTCCAGTCGGTGACATCCCCCATGCCGGCATTGACGGCACTGACCACCAGCGCCACATGCTCCCGCGGCGTGGCTGTCAGCGTGAACACCGGTTCGGCATCGCCGTCCGTCGTCTCCAGAACAAGGAAATGCCTGACGAGGCTCTCGATGCCGTACAGTTTCAGGTCATAGCGCCATTCGCCTTCACTCACCTGCTTCGGCGTGTAGCGTTCCGTCAGCCAGTAACGTTCGCCCATGAAGTCCGTGTAGTCGTTCACATCGACGGCTATATGGGCATGGTGCGTGAAAGAGAGGGACAGCACGTTGTCACCCTGCACCTCCTTCCGCTGGGTCGAGCTGTCGTCAGCGGCGATGTCCGCCCGCCTGTTTCCTTTCCTGTCATATATCGTAATCATGTTCGGTTATCGTTTAAATACCGTTTGAATGTCTTTTTAATCCGTCAGATGACCGGTACGGGTTCACGGAACTTCACCTTGAACTTGCCCGCATGCACTCCCTCCCTCCACAGATAGGTCAGCGGGGTAAACTTCGTGCAGTCCGCATATTTCAACCGCAGCTGCAGCCCCAACTGGGGGAGGCTGATGTCCAGCCAGCCGTCTTTCCCCTGTTTCAGGAAGTTCACAAAGGCGAAGTACTGTCTCATCCATCCCGCCTTTGTCCGGTTGAACAGGGCGAAATTCAGCGTCACGTCACGCGCCTCGTTCCTCGGGGTGAGCACGGCGCTGTATTTTTCCCCGTGCTCCTCCCGTATATCCACGGCCGTGTCCTTCTTGGCCTTGCTCGGGGTCAGGATGGCCGTCAGGTTCTCCATGCCGCCGCGCCGGTCTTCCACCAGGAATACACCGTATTCAGTCCAGATGTCCGTGCCGTTTACCAGCACCAGACCGCTCAGTATATCTGCCATATCAGTTAAATTTTATACCGTCACGTTTTATCGTACGTATATCTTCCTTTATCTCGCCCAGGCAGGCGGTACCCAGCCTGGTGTGCTCCTCTATTTTAGCCAGGTACCCTTCGGCCGCGCTCATCTTCTCCGCGACGTTCTCGATGCCGCTGTCCATGCTTGCCCAATGCCGGAGACCGCCGGTGAACATGCCCTCCAGCTTCGTGCCCTGCTCCTGCGTAATGGCGGTGAAAGCGCCGGGGTTGCCCGTCTGCACCGTGCCTTCCTCCTGCACTTTGTCGTAGCCCGTGGCGGCGGCAAGTTTGTCACGGAGCTTCATGGCTTCTTCCACATACTGCATGTACTCATCCGTCAGCGAGTTCCGTTCCGCTTCGGTCAGATCGTTGTCCTCCATCGCCTTGCCGAACTTCTCCCACCAGCCCTTCAGCTTATCGCTGTACAGCTCGCCGATCTTATTGCTCAGCATCGCACGCATGAAGTATTCCGAAATGTCCTCAGCCGCATCCTTGGCACCGTACTTCATGTTCATCAGGTTGTCGATGAAGCTGCTGTACATACCGTCGAATGAAATACCGGTCAGCCCCTCATACAGCTGGTCGGTCAGCTCCTCCAACTTGCCGGCCTGGTCTATATAGTCATCCAGCTTCTCGGTCAGTCGCCCGCCGTAGCCGCCCTTGCCGGTGTTCTGGATTTGAGTCCACATATCCACGTTGCTGCGTAGTGCCTTCATCTCCTCCGGGCTCAGGCTCCACAGGTTCCCGTCCCACTGGCGGCCTATCTGCCCGCTCAGTTTGTCAATCTGTGCCTGGCTGAATCCGCCCCAGTAGTAGTTCCAGGAATGGTGGCTGCCGCTGTAGCGTGCCTGTTCCTGCGCTATCTGCAGATAGTTCGCATTCGTCTCCTTCTGGTATTTGTACGCATCCCGGTAAGCTTCCACCGATTTAGTCCCCTTGCTTGCCTTGATGGTATCGGTCAGGTCTTCGATGGAAGTCTGCAGTTTCTCGTTCCGGTCCGTAAGGCGGTCTATTGCGGCCTGTACCTCCTTGGCATTTCCGCCAATGCCGAACAGCTTGTTGAAACCTCCGAAAGACACCGTATTCAGCAATCCTCCGATACCATTCACAAGGGAACCGCCTATCTGTTTGAACAGGTCCCCGCTGAGGATATTGTCGAGCATTCCGGTTATCGCATTGAAGATGGTGTCTATCAATGATGAGATAATCGGGCCAATACCGTCTTTCAGCAAATCCAGTATGGAAAGAATGGCCGATATAATCTGTCCGATGACTCCGGCACTTGACAGGGTCTCGGACATCTGACTGATGGCATCACCGACCTTGCCCCCAATATTCAGTTTTGACAGCCCGGTAAGCATATTCTGGATTCCTTCAAATGACCCCTGTAAGGTTCCGCTTGCAAAACCGTGCAATCCGTCGGATACCATGTTCAATCCGTCAACCGTGTCCTGGGAGGCTATTTTCACATCCCCGGCAAGTGTTTTCATTTCGGAAGTGGCATTCTGGTACTCTTCGTCAGCTGAAGCACTGGACGATTGGGCCATTTGAAGAGCGATTTCGGTACGTTCTATTTCTGCCTGGTTGCCGTTCTCAAGCGCTTTGTTGTAATCTGTCTGCGCCGCCTTCAACCGGCTGAATGCCGCTTCCTGTAGCAGTTCCGCATTTTGCACACGTGTTACGGCATCCCCCAAAGCGTGCATCTGCGTTTGCAGCTGGGCAAAATCCAATGTCCCGTTTCCGCCGGGAAGCATGCTTTGAATACGTTCAATGGCATCGTAGACGACCTGCTGGTCTGCTGCTCCCGAACTTTTGAACTCATCCGTCTTGACATACTGTTTAAGCTCGCCAAGCAGGTTCTTCATCTGGTCTGCAAGCAGGCCGGTCAAGTCCCCGAATGCCGCCCCCCAGTCTATCTTTTGGGAAAGGGCTTCCATATCCACTTTATGCACAGCCGAATCACGCTGCTTCTCCAAAGTCAGCCTTTCTCCCTGAGACTGCGCCTTGCGGATTTTCTCGGCATATTCCTCAGCGATGGCCAGTTTCTGCTGCTGGAATGTCCCGTATTCCTTCAAATAGTCACGCATGGCTTCCGCCTCTTCCCTGTACACGTCCGATTCCGCTTTTTTCCGGGACTCGGCATTTGAGGCACGGGCTTTTTCAAGTTCATCCTGTTGCTCCCGGGTAAGTCCGTTATCTCCGGTGGACAGACCGGCTTCCTTGTTCTCCCGCTTCCAGGCGGCTTCCTGCCGGTTAATTTCTTCTTTCCTCGCGTTATAGTCATATTCGATTTGTGCCAGTTTCTTTTCGGTGCCGGCTTGCATGCGGTCTATCTCTGCCTTCCGGTTCTCTGCCTGCAGGGCGGCAAGTTCCTGCGCTAACCTGCGCTCTGTGGCAAGCCGCTGTTTGGCTTCCGCTTCCGCATTCTTACCGGACTGTTCGGGGTCGATGTGGCCGCCTATTCCTGCCTTTTTATCAAGTTCAATACGTTCTTTGGCAAGATTTTCAGCAGCACCAATATAACCGTCGTATTCTTTTTGCAGCCGTTCCAGTTCCTCCTTTTTTTTCCAGCGACCATTATTATTCTGTTTGTAGGACTGGTCGGAAGAAAAGAAACGGTCAATCTTTCCGCCATACCCCCACCATGTGTCAAATTCGCTTTCATCCTTCGCCTCTGTCTCTGCAATCTTATCATCGACTTCTGATGCTTTTTTTACTAAACTCTGAACCTTCATCTGGAGAAACAGGGATTGCACATAATCCTCACTTTTCTTTCTGATAGTATCGTACCATTCAGAAAGTGTCTGATAGTAGCCGAAACTTTCCCCGTACTTGCGGTTCAGTTCCTCCACCTTGGCCTTTTCCTGTTCCTTGCTGCCGGTGAAATTCTTTATTTCGTCGATGACCGATTTGAGCTCGAAACGGGTACGCACCATCTGGGCGCGGCCGTCCTTTTCTATCTCGGTCATTTCCCTGAGTGATATGTTGAATTCGTCCACACCTTTCCTGGCACTGAACAAGTCTTTTGTCCACGCCACGATCTCGTCACCGTACATCACCAGCAGCATGATGCCGGTGGTGAACGCTGTCTGCCATGAAAAGAGGGAGGAAAGCACCTGCTTCCATACCGGTATCCCTTTTTTGCCGGACTTCTGCAGCTCGTCGTATTCCTTCCGGGCACGGGCCAGCTCATCGGTGAATATCGGCAGGTTGTTGCTGATGGCCATAAAGAACATCTGAGGTCCCATGGCCAGCGAGGGCATTTCACGGGCTATCTGCTGGATGCTGTTGTGCAGGCCGCCCAGCTGGCGTCGGGCGTCGGGCACATCCGCAGGCGTAACCTGTACGGATTCCGATTCCTCCTGCAGCTGCTTCAGCCTGGAACGCAACTCCTCAAGAGTCTTTTCCAGCGCGTTAATCTGTGTGATGTTCGCACGCTGGTCCAGGTTGGGGGCGGCTGTCTCACCGGCAAGGCGCAGCCTTTCCAGTTCAGCCTCCAGCAGTCTGACGGTATTACGCAGTTCCAGCGCCTCACGCTCGGCCTTGT